CCACCACCTGATGGACCACCAGCTTCACCACCTTCTTCAGGTGCGGCACCGCCAGCTTTGGCAACCTCAATATCACCATATAGTTTATCAACCTTATCAAACATACCAGTATGCTTGATGACATTTGCAGTATTTTCAAGTTCAGCAGATGCAGCTTTTTCCATTCGTTGTTGAAGGAAATCCTGTTTAGATTCCTCGTCACTCCAACCCAGTATACTTCTTCTAGCCTTTGTAAGTGACATAACACTGAATCCATTACCAATATCTGACGTTGCATCTTTAACCAAAGTTACCTTTGTTTGTAGATTCTGAATTCTCAACATTTCGGCTTGTGTCGATGGGTTATTCATTGTTATTGTGAAGTTATCAATCTCATCCTCTAAACCTAATAATACTAAATGTATTATCGCTATTTTATTCAGTTCCTGTAAAACAGCTTGTTGAATTCTATTAACAGTTCTAGCAAATCTTATATCCAATAATGCTAAATTCTTTCCTTCACCCTTTGGGTCATCAAAACCTAAGAAAGCTTTTGGTACACGTAAAGCTGTAAACAGTTTACGCTGGAGGTACTCAATATCTGCGATGGCGTCCAAATTTGATGCGCCTGGCAACGTATCAATAGGCGTAGCCGCACCCTCTTCTCTTACAGGAATAAAATAATCTTGGTCATTTGCCAATTGATTATATCTTAAATCAATCTGACCAGTTTTTGGGTCAATAATACTAGCACGTTTAAACCTATTGGCAATTTCATTTACATATGGTTGAACATCTTCATCATCGATGTTACCAACAAAAACTTTAAAGATTCTCCGTTCTGGTGCTCTGGTGACACGATAAACTAACATGGCATCTTCTGAAAGAAGAAGTTGTTTCCAGATACGTCTGGCCTTTTCTAAAATGGATGTCCCATATGGTAATCTTCTATCGTCACCCAATAACCTAAAATGGGCAACTTGCCAGTTCATAAATTCTAAGTCTCTACCTCTCCAAAAGAATTTAACTTTATCGTCTTTATTGCTTCCCCTTTCAACACCGTTTAAGTTAGCACTTATAACATCATAAACACCACCTTCTCTACGTTCAATCTCAAAGTTAGGTAATTGCTTAACACCAGTAACACCCCTAGCGACATTAGTGTTAAGATATAAGAAATTATCCCCATATTTGCACATGTTCCTTATCCACATTGGTAAAGCAACATGGACATCTAATCTATTGAAGAATAAATCTTCCAATATACCCTTAACTCTTGGGCTTTCGGAGTATATATTAAGAACCCTACCAACATCATTAACTGTCGTTGATTCTTCCATTAATATATCTAAAGTTGCGGCAATTTCTGGATAGAATTCCATATTCTCAAAATCAGAATATGCACCGATTCTGGTAATTTCATATTGTATCGATTTTTGAAATATCTCGTTCTCAACCTTTACCCATTGATTACTTAGATATTTATTTTGTCTTGCTTGTAACTTTTGTGTTTCATATTCTTCTTTTGAAGTAGTTCTAAGTAATTCAGAATTACCTAACGAATATTTTTTACTAACCCGTTCTGGTTCGACACCATATGGTCCGAACATATTGGTAAGTGTTTGAAATATTGTTCTATTATTTGCCATTTTTTTTATTTTATTATACTTAAAACCATATCAAAGTGAATGTTACTTAACGTAATCACATTCAACGTATGCTAATCGATTTACTTGCCCATTTATAACTTGTTGTTCAACAACATAACCGACATTATAATCCTGACCCTGACTACCAGCTGTGGCATCACAACCAACCCTTTTTGCACCACCTTTAACATTTGCTTTATCTTGTGGACCAGTTCTTACTTTCCACTTATAAAGTGTTCCGTAATTTTTTCTTGTAAGTACTTTTTGTATAGCCATTTTTATTTAAATTTATCAGTTATATTATATAATTATCTATAACCAGAGAAAAGCCACATATATTGACCTTGTGGGTCTTGCATATTTTTAGCAACCTGTGGTTTAAAGTTTGGTTTTTTTGGCTCAGGTTTATTACTCGATACCGTCATTTCACGTTGCATATTATGAGCTTCATTTCCCGAATTGACCACCCAACTGGCCAACATACTTTTTGTTTTTGTTTTAAGTTGTTTTAATTGTTTAAATGAGTATTCCAAAACAAATAATGCCATTGCCATTGCCATGATTATATCATCATGCTTACCTTTGGCATGGTCAGCCCTACCATTTATATAAACAAATGTGTTAAGTTCAGATATTAATCGTTCTGAACGTATTTTAATACCATGGTCTAAACCTTCATCACGATTTATACGCACCATTTTTTCAAAATGTGCCACTAAACGGGTTCTATCAGTACCAACTTGGAAACCAGCTGTTTCTTTTTTAGTGTCATATTTACCGACATCCTTTCTTTGTTTAAGAGCTTTTCCCTTATCATCATAATAAAGATTTGGGTATTTCATTTCTTGCAATTTAAGTATGGTAGCAACACCCATACCACCAGTAATATCAACAACAACCAAAGCGTTATATAACATACCATACTCATATAAAATATCAGCTAATTTATCTGGTGGTACTTTACCCTGAAATTCAACAACCTGTGTCATTGTTGTAAAATCAATAACAACGAAGGTTGATGAATCTTCACCATCACCACGGGAAACGTCTGAAGCCAATATATACTCATGACCATCAATAGGTTCTTCCCATACCCATAATTCATTATCCTCACCACTAACAAATTTTGGGTCTTCAACATTATTGGCTTTATGATGTTGAATATATTCATCAGAAACGACATTACCACCAGAACCCAAGAACGACACATCCAATTCCTGTGCAATCATTCTGGCATCATTATTCATACCACGACACATTTCCTCATACCATGAAGATGTTGGTTTATAACCGTCTTTTATAAATCGTTCATAAGATTCAAAAGTGAATTCAGTTTCGTTTATTTGTTCTTTTTCTGTTTTTTCTTTATCTTTGTATTTGTACCAACTTAAATCTTTATTATATCGATTATCTTGATACCAACGCATTTCAATTATATTGAAATTGTTTTTCTTTTTTATTGCCAAATCATAAGTTTCGTAATATAATGGGTCTTGTCCGTTTGGTGTTGAAATCAATGTTGCATGACCACCAGTACCCAAAGCCGTAAGAGCGGCACCAAACAACTCTTTACCGTCTTCAATGAACGCAGCCTCATCCATTATCAGATAAGTCGGTGTATACCCACGTAATGCGTCCTTAGACGTTGCAACGGCCTTTACTCTACAACCATTTGGTAGTTTAATTTCTTTTTTTGAATCAGAAATGAAAATTGTCTTTCTTTCCTTTTCTGGAGTGCCATAATAATCACTACCCCATGCCCATCTAGGTATTTGATTTAAGAAGTCTTTAATTTTGGCCAAAAACTCAAATGCCATGTCCTGTTTGTTCGCAACAATTAGAATAGCTTCTGGATTGTCTTTATCAGCAAATGCTACCTTAACAGCAAGATATGCCGCAGTTGTTGTTGATACACCAGCCTGTCTTGGTTTTGCCACCAGATTGAATCGATATTTTTCATATGATTCAACAATCTCTTTTTGTTTCTCAAAAAGATAGAATGGTACGAAACCATTATTGGTTTTATCGAATGTTTTGAAGTAAGTTTCAATTGTGTATATTGGGTCTAATACACAATTTGTATATTCTTTTAATATCTCTTGAGCTGTTAACATATAAAGCCTTTTTACATATAAATATGTCAAAAAGCCTAATATATAACAATTTAGGTTATTAATCAGTCACCCAGACCATCATAAAGCTCATTCATTATGTCATCCAACTCAGATATTGAGCGTTGTCTGGCCTCTTCTTTTTTCATATTGATTTCTTCTTCAATGGCCTCTTCAAATTTACTGAATTTAACCTCACCAATCATTTCACCCACCAATCTCTTACCATCCTTAGTCCCAGCGATTATTTCTTTCATACACGAATTAAATTCATTCACTGGTAACTTAACCAACTTATGAAAAACATGATGTTTCATATCATGGTCTTTTGGTGGTATACAATCCATTACTCTATCCCATATGGCAGGT